TCGATAAAAGTCTTTAAAATATAAAAAGCTTTGTTAGCATTTTCATCATACTCATTATGAGCATCAACCCTAAGTTTTAGTTCCCAAAGCGCATCTAAGTATTTATTCATGATTATTTTTCCTCTTTACTTAAAATTGCATCAAAATAATCAACTGTGTTTCTTAGAACCTCAGCTAGCGTGCCAGTAATTCCAAATCTTTCACAAGATTTATCGATACTGACCATAAGATTACCATTGTTCTGTCTTTTAGAAGCAGCTAACCAGTCAATAAACATTTCGACTAAATCGAAAAGATTCATAGCATTAACGCCACGCTCACCAAAGTGTTCTGGATGGTGTCTATTATGAGCATAATGATGTTCAAGAGCTTTTGCTAAGTCTTCTTTTAAGAACTTCATATACTCAGGACTGCCGTAAGTTGTAGCCGCAAGGCCATTAGTAACAGCCGCAAACTCTTCAACTTCTGGACTTTCTAATTTTGATTTATCGTGATTAGCTAGTCTAACAGATAATTCACCAATAAAAAATCTGCCAAGCTTGTTAACCATATCAATATGTTTTTGAGTTTCAACTCGGCACTCGTCAATTGACATTTGTTTAATTTCGTCTGCCATTGTTATTTCACCTTTCCGTTGCCTAAAAATTCAACATTATCCGGTTTTGCATTCTCTAATATATTTGTAAAACCTTTTTTATTTAAAATAACATATTTATCCTTTGTTATTTCTAATTCTTTTTGACGCTTTGAACGATATAACCAACCGCCCTTAAGATATTCACGTGTCATGTGAACAATGTTAAGATGCCATTTGAATAACCAAATAATTTCATCTTTTTCCGGGCAGTTTTCAAATGAAACAAAGCTATATTTCCACCCATTGTGGTCTCTTACCTCAAAATAATGATCTAAGATAGCACCACTATAAAGGTCAACAATGATATATGAAATATATTGGTCACCCTTTAAACAATCAAACATTGGGTTATCTGCATGACTAAGAACCTTCATGTAGGTGGCCACAAGTGGATTTTTATCATTTGCTTTTTGGGTTAGCTTACAATAGAACATTTGTTCTGTAAAATATTGGTCGACAGCCGCCGGACATGGAGTGATTAGATAGGCTGGGCGGCAGGCATCGCTACCCAGCCCCTTCTTGCTATTTGCCATTATTTGAAGTCCTCCTTATTTAGGACCGTAACAGGTCTATCATATTGGTACGTACCAGGAAGTGGGATACCAGGAATGCTTGATTTATTATCCTTAGTCTTAAGAGAATCGTATAAGCTGCGTCTTAAAATCTTAAACTCTCTTTGAGTAATTGTGCCAGCAGCTTGTAAATCTTCTAAATGCTTAACAGCTTCTTTGGCTTCTGCTTCTGCCTCTGGATTATACGTTTGATGAGAACCATTAATAATGCACTCGAATTTTACCTTACCACTCTCATCAACATATGGCTTCTCACCATAGTCAATAACGCCGGTATCATAAAGGTCTTTTACCGTTTCGCAAATAGAATGCGGATTGCTTTTGATTGCACTGGTTCTAACCAATACATGATAGCCACCAGACGTATCAACGACTACATAATTGCCCTTGCCAAATGCCGGTTCAAAAATATCTTCGCACATGAATTGATAATAAGTCTTTTCGCTAATGCCTTTGCCCTTCATGCGGCCTTCTTTAAACCATTTTGGTACGTCAATGTCGTAGTCAATCCAATAAGAAGAGCCTTTGCATTGGGCTTTAAGATGTTTGACATTACTTTCGATATTACCAAAAGCTTGGAAGGATTGAATATTGTCAGCAGTTGTTTTACCGCCAAGCATTGCCTTTGAAATAGCAGTTTTGACTTCTAACAATTGGTTAATCATATTATCAGCGACAGTCATGTCGTCTGCCGGATTGATATAAAAGATAACAGCTAATGTTTTAGTTGGAATTGGTTCGCCTAATGCCGTTGTATATGCATACTTATCGACATTAAAACGTTTAACATGCTTTAAAAACTCTTCAAAAGTCCAACGAAGTGTGTCATTTTCTTCAGAGCTGTTTTTAATAGAGCGCAATCTCATAGCTTGCGTAGCTAAAAATTCACTTTCAGCTCTTGTTAAGCCGATAGTAGCCTGTTCATCTTTAGAGAGCTTTTTATGGCGACTAACAAAAACCATAGAATAAGATTCATTAATCTGTGGTCTTTGAATAACATGGTCAAAAAACCATTTAAGCTCATTTTCATCTGCAATCATTTGATACATTTTTAAATCTGTCATATTAAGCCCTCCTTGTAGCTTTCATATATATTATACAATTTATTAATACTCTTGTAAATAAAAATCGAGCTAATTTTTCAATTAACTCGACTGGAATGACATTTCCTTGAATATTTGTAGGTATTCAAGCAACTTTTCCCTAGTATTATACTCTGGATGCTCTAATACAAGGTCAAGCATCCATCTCAAGCAATCACCGATTTCTTTGCCACTAAGGAATCCATCATTAATGATGTCATAGCCATTGATGGCTAAATCGGTAACTTTTAACGCTTGGTTTTCTTCTAAGATTTTAATAAATCTTTCTTTTACTTTATCTGGGAAGTCGATCGCAAACTTTGTGTCCATGAGTAATCTATGGGCAAAGCTGTCGGCAACTCTTAATTTGATGAAGTCGAAGAATTTGTCCTCACCAATATCCACGACAACTTTCTTGAATACAGAATTTCTAACTTCTGCCAATGGGGTGTCATGGTATTTGACGAACTTGTAAATTGTTTCTTTTTGTTCATTAGAGAACTTAAGAATGTCCATAAGTCTCTCTGTGATTTCGGCAGAAACGTCTGGATGACCGTGATAATTGTAGTGGTCAACAGTGCCTTCTTTTAAAGCCTTTGTGGCTGGTTTGCCGGTATCGTGTAACAATGCAGCCCATCTAAGCTCGACGGTCTTAGGAACGCCGTTTACGACATCCATTGTGTGGTGGAAGACATCGGCATAGTGCCATGGGTTATCATGGTTGCACTTCATGATATCGGTTAATGGAGTAAAGCCAAATGCAGGAGCTTCTAAACCAGCAAGAACGAATAGCTTAAGCATATCCGGCTTATCGCTTAAAAGAATCTTAGTTAGCTCATCTCTAATTCTTTCTTTGGAAATTAATTCAAGTTTTGTGGCTAATTTAACAATTGCTGCGTAAGTATCACGTTGAATTGTAAAGTTAAGCTGGGCAGCGAAACGAATGGCTCTAAGCATTCTTAATGCGTCTTCATTAAAACGGGCTTCTGGATCGCCAACAGTTCTAATAATGCCAAACTCTAAATCCTTTAAATAAGATTCATCGAGCATAACAAGTTCATTTGTAAGCAAGTTATATGCAAAAGAGTTAATTGTGAAATCTCTACGCTTTAAATCTTCCTCTAAAGATGGAGTAAAAACAACTTCATCTGGATGGCGACCGTCTGAATAATTGCCGTCGACGCGGTAAGTCGTAATTTCAAAAGCCTTATTATGTTCGTTATCAAACACAGTTATCGTACCATGCTTAATACCAGTATCAATAAAATGATATGCCTCAAACCTTTGCTCACAATCTCTGTCATAAAATGTTTCCTTAGCAAGTAATGCCTTTACTTCATCTGGTGTTAAATTTGTGCAAAGATCATAATCTTTTGGAGCTTTGCCAAAAAGCATATCACGCACACAACCGCCAACAAGATATAAATCCTTATTAGCACGCTTAAAAGCATAGAACAAACCAATTAAGCTACTGAATACATTAACATCTAAATTAAGTTCAATTTTTTTAACAAACATCTTTTAAGCTCCTTTCATATGCCTTCTGATGATATTTCTTTCTGTACCAGAACCTTTTCGGAATACAAATGCGATATCGAAGTCTGAATTAGCCGTCATGGCCGCATCTCTTTCTTCATCGCTTTTGAACCCACCTACTGTTTTAATATCACAATAATATTCGCAACCAGTAGCTAAGTTTCTTGGCTTATCAAACATATGATAAACTGTCATAAACTGAGCTTGACCATGGTCGACAAGCCATTGTTGGGCCATAATATCAACTCCCTTGAAGTCGCCAACTACCCATTCATGATCTGCCATATCATGCTCTAGTATTCTTTCTAATACCGGCACATAATATTTCTCAAACTGTTCTTTTGTCAACCAACCATGGCCTGAAATGAAATATCTCATACATTTATTATACAATAAAAAAAGACGCATGTAAACGTCTTTTTTTATAATTTTTTAAATTCATCAATGGCTTGAATTACCTGCTTGAATATCTCATTAGTTGTCCACTTTTTATCATTCATTAAGATTGGGCTGCCAGATGTTAAGTAATAGCCAGTAAAATCACCAGCATGTGCATAATCCCAGCCAAGCCAATAATCAGCATTATTGAGGACTAGCTCGATATCAGCATTTAAATATGCTAAATCATCGCCAAATGTTAATCCACCATGAACATATAATGGAACTTCATTATAATCAACACCAAAATATTTATGGCCTCTTGGAACTTTAATATAAGCACATGGATGTGAACCATAAGAAATAATTAGATATTCGATGCCTTTATATATTCCAGCATCAAGTACGGTAATATTTCTTGTCGGAGTATAAACCATCTCTTTCATAATTAAATGTCCTTTCTAATTTTAATTTTTCCACACAAACCAGTAATAATAATTACAATACATATCTGGTTCGCCATTATTAGTTTCGTCAATTTTTTCTATTATATCAGGATAGCGCCTTAGTAAATACTCAGAGAATTCGCTATCGCCTATCCAATTAAAGAGATACCCATATTCCCTGCCACAGCATTCTGGTAAACCATTACCATTAAACTTGTCTTCAAGCTCTTCCATGAAAACATATACTTCAGCTGTATGTCTTTCTGGATTTTTTTCTTTAAATCTTAATAAATCTTCACGATAATCTAAGCTATCTACAAATTCCCAGTTAGCCAATATTGATGGCCTTTGCTGTTTATTTATATAGCTGCACATATCTTCATATAGTTCTTTGCCCATATTAAATATCTTCTCTTTTATTTATTAAACCACAGCACTGCAAATAATTTATAATCATCAGTAGACATTTTCTCTTGCAGCTCTTCAATTGTAGAAAAACTATATTGCCTACAAATAGAAATAACGTCTGCATCTTCTTCATACAGATTAAAATCTTTATCTAAATATACGAATGAGCCATAGCCATCATATTCTGTAAAACCGCTGCTTTCTACGTGTTCTATAAATTCAGCTAGGGTATAAAAGCACCACTTACTGAGCAAACAGTCAAAATGCCAACTACTATTTAATTTTTTCATTATATATCTTCCCTCACTCTCATATAAATTGGAAATCTTAATGAAGGAAGACCGGTTTTTGAATCATAGCTTTCTTCAAAGTATTTAACTGTAATATATTTGTTTAGATATTTATCTTGGTTAGCCCAAAAATAAGCTCTATCTTCATCGCTTAATCCAGAACCAACTTTAACGATATTATCTTTATATTCGCATACGAATGCGCCAAGAGTTCCGGCTAATTTATTGGCGCCTTCTTCATATCCAATAATCTTAACTTCGGTATCTTTGAATTTCTTAACTTTAAGGAGGTTATTGCTGCGCTTGAAATCATATGGAGCTTCCCAAATATTAATCATAATTCCTTCTTCGCCTTTTGAAGTTTGATCCTCTAAAAGCTCAATAATTTTTGAAGTATCTGTGCCTCTGTAAAGAAGCGGCAATAACTCGAAGTATTCACATGGACATAAATCAAACATAGAAACTAAATTAGCCCTACGGGTATGATAAGCCATTGGACATTGCTGAATTTTAAAATTAGCGACCGGCATATAATCAAATACTAACATTTTTAAGCCATGCTTTTCCTGTTCTTTTGTTCGACTTAGCTTCATAGTATTTTTATATGTGTTTTCTTTGTCTGAGTCTTTTGCAACGATTTCACCATCTAATACAAAATCATCAAATGGCATAGTCTTTAGTTCTCTCTCTAAATCAACTAACCCATCATACTTTTGGCCCTGTCGAGTATAGAATGTAACTTCGCCATGTTCTTTAATTGCAACAATTCGGCTGCCATCAATCTTAGTCGTAATAGCAAATTCTTTACCTTCAACAATTTCTGGCTTATCGAAATACTTGTTGCTTAATTGGACATTAAACTCAGGAATTAACCCAGGAATAATTTTATTGATAGTCTTGACATCAACGCCAATTTGAATATTCTTAGTTACAATATTATTATATAGGTCTTGTAATTCTGGAGCATATTTATCCCTGGCAACTTGAACTGTAAGGATATCATCATCGGTTCCAGTATTATGAACTTTTAGATACTCTAAAACTTCTTTTAAGCTTTCAAGAATTGAATATGTAGAGAATAAACCATTTAGCATAAAGATATCTTTGGAAAGCTTCTTATCAGAAATTCCTGTAACGATATAAGGGTTATAAATAAAATCTAAAAGATATAAAATATCTTGGTTTTGCTTATATTTTTCAAGAACTGACTCTTTATATAATCTTGAATTGCTTTGATTGATTTCATCAACAAATTGCTTAAATTCTGCTAGCATTAGTTTACCACCTTATCTGTAATTAGGATACCATCCATATGGTCAATCTCATGTTGAAATACACGCGCTAAAAATCCAGTAGCCTCAACAATAATGTTTTTATTTTGAATTGCATCATAGGCCATAACCATAACCTGTTCACTACGTATAATCGGTGCATCAACGGCCTCAGGAACTGATAAGCAACCTTCCGGATAGCTTTCTGTTTTAGATGAACGTCTAACAATTTTAGGATTAACTAGTTTATAGTTCATAACTTTACCAGACGGCATCGTATGTTTTATAACACACATACGCTTAAGTACGCCTACTTGAACAGCTGATAGCCCAACAGCAATATCATTATGTTCTTTTAACCAAGCATACATCTCATCTAATAACTGTTTATCCTCTTTATTTAGTGGAAGTGTTACAGGTCTAGATACTTCATGTAAAATTGAATTTGGTGCTGTAATAATTTCGTTCATAATAAAACCCTCTTATATATTATACGGCGATCAATAAGCTAAAAACATAATTTTTAATAATATTGTATAATATTATGAAAGGTATTTTTATATGAATAAAATTTGTGTTTACGCTATTTGTAAAAATGAAAGTAAGTTTGTAGATACTTGATATGAATCAATGAAAGAGGCAGATTCTATTGTAGTATTAGATACAGGTTCTACAGATGATACTGTTGAAAAACTTCGTGCGCACGGCATTACGGTAGAAGTAAAAGAAATTAAACCATGGCGTTTTGACGTTGCAAGAAATGAATCATTAAAGCTGGTTCCAGAAGACTGCAATATCTTAATCTGTACTGACTTGGATGAAATACTAGAACCTGGCTGGGCTGATATCTTAAGGGCTGAGTGGATTGAGGGAAGACATACAAGAGCTTCCTATAAATATGTTTGGTCGCATCTCGATAATGGACAACCAGGTAGAATTTTTGCCTATAATAAAATCCACGATAAAAACTGGGAATGGCGCTACCCGGTACATGAATTATTGTGGCATAAAACAAGACATACTGAAATGTATCCTGCCATAGAATCATTAAATCTATTTGATAAGATTACACTGCACCACTATCCAGACAAAACTAAATCTCGTGGGTCTTATTTAGGGCTTTTAGAGCTTAGAGAACAAGAATACCCAGAAGATTTATATGGTCTTATTTATCTATCACATGAATATAGATATCGCGGTTTTTTAGAAAAGTCTATTGAAAAACTTAATAAGACATTAACTGTTTATGATAGCGTAATAGGTTCTTTAGAAAGAGCAAGCTGCTACTTATTCTTAGGTGATAACTATGCGGATCTAAAAAAATATCCAGAAGCTGTGTCTAGCTATCTAAGTGGTATTGAAATTGAGCCAACTTATCGTGAACTGTATTTCAATTTAGGCAAAGTCTTTATCCAAATGAAAAAATATGACTTAGCTGTAGACATCATACGTCAAGGACTAGCTAAAAGCTATAGGCATTATAGTTGGTTAGAACGCGACATTTCCTGGTCTTATGAGCCATACGATTTATTATGTCAAGCGTATTTTTATAATGGGGATAAACTAAAAAGCCTTGGATGTGCATATAAAGCTTT